TTCATTCCAGCTAGATAAGACTTACTTGTGAAACCTTGAGCTACAATAAGAGACATTTTTTGAAACTGATTTTCAGTCCACTCTTCTCCCATCAATTGACTGGCATCACCTATATCACCAATAGTAGCTAATATTTGGTTGAATGGTTCAAATGAATCATATCCAATCCAAACATCACCTAGTTTAATTTGTCTAGGTCTATATCCACCATCTATCCACATCTGTCTTTGTTGTCTATCAACAGGTCCATTACCTGTAATATTACCACTTAAGTAAGAATAAATACCCATACTAATAACAGCACTACCCATAGATAATCTACCAACTTGTAATGCCTTAGCATTAGCTAGTTCTGCAGCATTAGTAATACCATATTTAGCTACAGCTTCCATTGATCTTGGGTTATTTGCACTAGCAAATGCTATATCATTCCATTCTTTAACTAAGAAGTTAAGAACTGGTGTATGTTTAGCAGTAAGATTAAGACCATTAACTCCAGTCTTAGCAAATAAGAAGAAAGGTTTAGCCCATGGAGTCTGTTGGAATACTGAGTTTAAACCTGCAGCAAATCCAGTTAGTTCCTGGGTTAATGTAACTTCTTGACGAGCAAACTTAGTAGCTGCATCTATAATATTACCGTTGCCATCAAATATTTGTGCATAGAAATCTTCTTCATAGAGTTTAACTAGTTCAGGAGTAACGCTGTTGTAAGCTGTTAACGCTCCTTTATTCTTAGCATCTATAGCAGAACGTAGGGCTTTTTCTCTCATCTTAGCTCTACCTAAAATATAAGCAAAAGCATCATCAGTTGCTGCCATTATCTTAGTAGAGTATGTAAGGAAACTATTATTGTTTAAGTTTCTAGACATATTTGCCATAGCAAATGCAGCTTTATCTCCAGCTGTAGCCTGTTCACTTTCAGAAAATCTTCTTAATATTTCCCAGTTATCCTCACCTTGAGTATATTCAGCAAATCTAGTCTTAATAGTAGCTATGTCTCCACTCCAGTATGAGTTTAATTTAGTTTTAAATAACTCAAATGACTCTGGAATAGCTTGCATCATAGCATTAATTGATGATAAACCAGCTCTTAAGGTAGTTGTATCACCTGTAAATGGTAAACTTATACCAGCTCCTATAGCCTGTGCAAACGGTCTTAAGAAGGTTGCAGTACTTGTACCTATAATAGCTCTCATAGGAGTCTTAGGACCACTTAGAACACTATGTATCATAACTCCTTGGAGTTCTCTAACCATAGCTCCTACCTGTGCCTTACCTTCAACCTCTCCACCACGGATCATCTTCCTAGCCCAGTGAGTAAAGTCTTCTACAGTGTTAACTGTTTTCATTGACGAGAAGGCTTCAAACAAAGCTAATACTAAATCTCCATCTTCATCTTTATTAGCTATTTTAAGTATAGACTGAATAGTTTCTCTAGCATCCTTAACTTCTTGTTGCACTGCTTCTTGAATAGCAGCAGGTCTCTTAGCTCCTAAGTTACGAAACTCTTGAGATAATGTATACTTAGCTCTCTTAGATTCAGAGATAGCTGTAAGCATAGTATCTAAGATTTGGTCAGCTGGTCCATCTATATCTAATAGGTTGTCCCAATTGCCAATCTCCCTACCAGCAATTCCTAGATCTCTCAACTGTTGTAGTAATGTAGATACAACTAGATCACTAACGACAACATTCTGTGCTGTGATAGTAGTAATCTCATTTATCTTCCTACCAGTTATATCAGTAACATCAAACTTAATTGAAGTTTCTAGTACTTCTTCTAAGTATTCTTCAGCTGTCATTTCAGCGGCATTACGTCCTAAAGTAATACGTTGATGAGCTGCAATAGCATCACCAAATACTTCTATTAGACGTTTCTTATTACCATCTACAGCTTTAAGTACACTTTGGAATTTCTCTGCACTATATAGTCTTGATAAAGTATCAACAACTAACTCTTCAGTTAGTCCAGTTTCTCTAGCAATTCTTTCTCTTTGAACAGGTGTTGATACATTACCTGCAGAACCGTCCTCTGCTCCCCATTCAGTTCTTACTCTTTTGTTACGTTCCCAAACAACGAAAGGATCTTTATCTTGGGATAAATGATTACCCTGATGTCTACCAGCTACGGGTGAGTTTTTACTAGCTCTAAATCCGAACTCATTCTTCCTAAGTTCTTGGATACCTTTTCTTATTGTTTGTAATTCTACACTAGCACCTCTTTCAGCTACCTGTGCTCTAGCAAAGGAACTACCTTTACCAAGTGCCATTGCAGCACTATCAAAAAGTATACCAATACCCATACCTTCTACGATGTTTTTAAATTTCATCATTAAAGGATGGTCTGTATCTCTAGTACTGAGTGGTGTGTCCATCCAACCAAAACGATCTCGCATCATTCCTAATGCGTTCTCTCCGTCTGTTGTATGAGATATAACGTCTGACACAGCACCTATACCAGCTGCTCTCATAAGACCGTAACCAGCTGCACCAGATAACCATGCAGGAGCTGTTACTCCAGCTGCACTAGTAGCTGCTGTTACACCAGCTGCCATTGTACCAAAGTGTACTACACCTCTTAACATTTGACCCCACCACGTTTTAGTGATGATAGGATCTTCTTCATTAACAAAGGGTGTCCACTCTGGTTGATAGTAACCTTTCTCTTTTTTCTCTCTACTTACTTCACCTGATAATGTATCAACAACACGTTCAGGAAAAGTCTGTATAGATGAAGCAGTATCTTGTACACCACCTAATACAGCTGATTTTAATTCTTCAGCTACACCTGGAAGACCCCATTGTTCTCTATTTCTAGGATCATCTTGCTCGGCTTGTATCGTAGCATCTTCTGCAACTTGTTGTTCTTGTAACTCATCAGCTTGTTCAATTCCTGTTTGAACCCCTCCAAGTACATAAGAAGCTTGGTCTAGTAGTTCTTCATCTACCAGACCTTTTTCTTCATTTTCCATATTTACCTTAGTAATAATTAAGCATAAGCCATAACGTCTTCTAAAGCTGCCTTAGCAACTTCACTAGTTAATGTATTTAATTGACGGAAGGGATCATTAGCAAGTTCTTCACCATATGCTCCTGATGCTATTCCATTGTAAGCAACCTGTTCTTCGTTAGTAATGTGGTTAACTTTTCTATAACTATTATTAAAACTCTTCATACCACCAGCTTGATTAGCTTTGAGTAGAAGTTTTATCTTCATTAATTCTTTCTGCATTGTCTCATCAAATACAGCGTCACCACCACCTACACGTTCTACAACTCCTGGTATTTTTAACATCTCCACAAGTTCTTTCATTTGTACATCATAGATACCTAAGCCTATATCATCGTTCCAAGGACCATAATTATCTACACGTAATTGTAGTAATTCTCTGAGAGTCATTTGTGATGGATCAAATTCTTGAATTGTTTCAGGAAGTCTAAACGTACTATTATAATCTGCATCTTGAACTTGTAATTCAGTTAACATGTTTTCTGTATTATCTGGTTCAATTATATGTTGACCAGTTTTAGCAGGGTTCTGTTTAATAGCTAAAGGTCTAAGTTGAAATTTATCTTCAATCTTAATGTCTCCTACTTCTCCTTCTCTTAAGTCTTCTGTCATTTCAGTTCTCTTTTTAAAGAGTTCTCTACCAGTCATATTAGGAAAGTATTTAGCTTTATCTGTCCACCAACCAGAGATGGGTTCACCTTTTTCTTCAGCAGCTAAACTATTTATAATAGCTTCTTGTTCTCCAGCATTCCAATATAATGCACTATCTGCTGGTTTCTCAGTAGAACCTAGATACTGTACTAGTTGTGCTTCATTAGCAACTTCTAATCTATAGTCAGGAACTACTCTAGGTCCAAATATTTTAGGAGAATGATTCTTAGAATCTTTGTCCGTAATAGTATTAAATTCATTTTTAACTATATCCATCGCTTTTATTTTATTATCTTGTTTAGCAGCTAATGTATCTTCTCTATTATCAGATCTCATTAATTGTTGATAAGTAGCGTTATAAAGATTAAGCATTCTTGTTCTAGCTAATCTCATCTTTGGACCTAATCTCTGATCTATCGTACCATGTGCTTTATAGTCTTTTATTATATCTACAAACTCTGCATCAGCATCTTCTAATTCTTGAGCAGTTAAACCCTCTGAACCTAGTATTGCAGCCTTATCTTTCCAAACCTGTTGTAACTCTGGTTCTAGTTTAGCAATTAAATCAGTAGACAATAACTCACCTCTAGCTTCTTGACCTTGAAGTTCAAGTAATGCATCACCTGATCTTTCTGCTCTTGTCTGACCATAGGTAGCAAGAGAATTTAATTCAGCAAAAGCACTATTAGTTGGAGATAAATTGTGCTTCTTAGCTAATTCTGTCCATGTTTTCATGGCTTGTTCTTTTGTCTCATCAGTAGACCACTTCTGAGCTTTAGCTTGGTCTTGTATGTTAGCAGTTTGTTGTAAGATATCACTAGCTGTTTCAGCTTTATCACGTTTTAGCTCTTCTTGTATATCATTCTGAGCTATAATTTGAAGTTGATTATATACGTCAGGTTTAAGTTCTTCTAAAGTAGTCATTCGAGTACTACCTCTTTTTGGAAATGGAGTATTTATAGCATCCTGTAAGTCTCTACCAGTCAGATACCCTTTGTCTACAGCATGGTTAATTAAAGCTACTGATTTAGCAAATCCCATGCTATTGTTTCTACGACCATCTAGTGTTTGTTCATAAACACTTACTGAACCTGTACTACCGACTACAGCGTTGATACCTTCACGATTAAATGTAGCGGCAAAAGCTTGAGCATTCTGATCTAGATTCTGTTCTTGAGCACTTGCTAAAGCTAAACCCATAAATTTCTTATGAGTTATCTGGGCTTTTTCATATAACTTAGGAAAGACTTCATTTCTATATCTTTTCTCTCCTATCTTATCTATATAATCTTGGTTGAAAGCTTCGTAATCTGCGTGTGCATCACGTAATAAAACTGGAGCAAGTGCTCTTTCCTCTGCTGTTGCAGTCTGACTAGTAACATCCATATAACTAAGAGGATATGGCATACCAGGAAGCTGCTTCTTTACTTGTAGCAGTGAAGGAAATATAGAATCATGATCCTCTATTAATTTTCCCTGTAACTGTTTAGCATTTAACTCATCAGCAGTAGCTTTATTATTTGAAGCTGCTTCTAATTGTTGTTGTAAATCAAACTGAGGATCTTTTACAGCTTCCTCTTTAAGATGTTGGACAACTAGTTTTTGATTTGCTAGTTTTTGTTCTTCAGTTACTACACCTTCTTGATAATTTTGCTTAATCCATAGTTGACCTTCTTTAGTTATTTTTTTCTCTCCTTTTTTATTTACGACTAACCAACCTTCTTTCTTTAGTTTATTATGTACTTCTTCCTGATTAGGTATATTTTCTAGATAAGTATTAAAATTTAACTCCTCCCCTTTCTTTAATCCTTTACGTGCATGGTCTATATTAAATTCAGGGTCATAATCTTTTAACTTCTTTTTATTCCATAAGTCATACTGAGCTGAAGCTAAATCTTTTGCTTGCCAGTAATCATATAACTTTTTACCTGTACCTATTAAACCTACTAAACTTTTTAACTGTTCCCGTTTACTATCAGCAGCTTGTTCAGCTATTTTTATAGCATCTTCAGTACGCCGAGCAAAGTCCTCTTTTAAAGCATCTTGTGATTTATTTACTTCTTCTGTAAGAGTATAGTCAAGCTCTGATGTGTAGTTAGTATCACTTATATTAGGTAAATTACCTTGATACTGACTCAGCATCTTTTGAAAAGTACTCATGAGATCACCTCCATGTTGACATCAATTTTACCATAGTTAACTCCAAGGTATCCATCTTGTCTAATACCTACAGCCATAGGATCTATCTTAGCTACTTCTTGAGCCATAGCTCCACGGTATCTGGTTGGTTTACCTATGTAGTTAAACTCATATATCTTATGTCCATCAGGAGATACTCCTACTTGTTCTATGTCTTCTTTTATCCTGATGTCACTAGGGAGAAATAGAGAAGCTATAGACAAACCAGTACTTAAAGCACCCATGAACATAGCACCAGTATCTCTACCTGGCATTGTAACAGCAGCACCAAACTCAGGTCTTACAGAAACTGCTTTTTCTTCCTTAGCAAGCATTGATTGTCTTGTTCTTCTCTGCTTTTCTAGTAACATACCTTGACCTCTTCCAGCCATCTTAGCTATTCCTGCGTCTATCTTAGATTCTGCATTTAATAATTCTAGATATTTATTTCTACCAG